CCCATGATCTTCAGACCGAATTACTCAGGTCACCCCATCGTGTCAGTCACCACTCACTACACACGATGATCAACAGGAATGGGATGCGCCTCAAAGACACCCACCCGTAAACACCGCTTTTTTCCTATGTCACGCGACGCTGCTCTTTTTGCTCTTGAAACTGCAACCACAGCAGATGAGGTTAGAGAAATCCTTGAGCAAATCGATTATGAGGCACAAAATGGTTGATTGAACCATTATAGCATACAGAGCACCCCTAGCAAGGGTGCTTTTTTTATGGGCAGTCATTCGTTCGTGATTTGACAGTCTTGCCGCGTGGTCGGGGGGCGGGGTTGAAAACCGATGACTCCCCTAACCTACAAAGTGTTACGAACGACCAGTAAATAATAATCACATATAAAAATATTTTGCTCCTATATAAAAACAACCGAGGGTTTGCAATGTATGGAAAAAAATTCCGACCAAATTTTTACGACCATAGAGATCGATAGAGTATCAGGGGAATATTATACAATTATACCAGAGCAATTAATGAATGAGTTTGGATGGTACGAGGACACCGAACTCAAATGGAACATCGATAGTGATGAGATAATTATTCAGGAAAAAGAATGAAAGAATATCACATATACTTCGAGAACAATTGTATATTCAAAAATTTAACCGAGGGGCAGTTTAAGACTATATGGTCATTACTGAATACTGAATATAATTCCGAATTATCTTATACAGAAATTACGGAGAGTCTTACAGAACAGGCAGGGATATTATCCGATGCAAGTTATTGACATATACTATATAAACTGATATAATTGAATTGCAATTACAGAACGTTATGGCTAAAGGATTTACGGTAAAGGCAAAAGCGCCTACTAAAAAGAAAGAACAAGAATGGGATTATGATAAGGCAAGAGAGATGGTCAAAGGAAAGGCCATCGTATTCTGTCTACCAGGAAGAGGAGTTTCATTCACATTTTTAAAAAGTTTTGTACAACTTTGTTTTGACTTAGTACAATCCGGAGCGAGTATCCAGATTTCGCAGGATTATTCGAGTATGGTAAACTTCGCAAGATGCAAATGCCTAGGTGCGAATGTACTGCGAGGACCGGATCAAAAACCATGGGACGGAAAATTAAAATATGATTGGCAATTATGGATTGATAGTGACATTGTATTCAACACTGAAAAATTCTGGCAAATACTTTTAGTAGATCAAGACATCGCAGGTGGATGGTATGCCACAGAGGATGGAAAAACGACAAGTGTTGCACATTGGTTAGAAGAGGAAGACTTCCGAAGTAATGGAGGAGTCATGAATCATGAAACAGTAGAGAGTATCTCAAAGCGGCGAAAACCATTTACTGTAGATTATACAGGATTTGGATGGTTACTAATCAAGAATGGAGTTTTTGAGCACGAGGAAATGCCTTATCCATGGTTTGCACCCAAGATGCAAGTATTCGAGAGTGGCGAAGTCCAAGACATGTGTGGCGAAGACGTGTCGTTTTGTCTCGATGCAAAAGAGGCAGGTTTCGAGATCTGGTGTGATCCAAGAGTTCGCGTCGGGCACGAAAAAACAAGAGTGATTTAGTGTGGAATATCATAGAATTCTTATAGATGGTAAAATTATATTTGATAAATTGGGTCAAGTAGAATTCTTTGAGCGTATGGAAGATCTGTCTATACAGTATTATCAGACAGGTTTTCCTATTCCAGACACAATAAAAACAGAAATTATTAAGGAGGATTAATTTTTATGGTTGTTAAAGTAAGAGGTGGTATTACGAATAGTGATTATATAGAGACACGGCCGAAGAAGACTCGTCAAGGTGCTGGAAAGCATACGAAATATACTGCAACTTCACGTAACTCGGCTCGTAAAGCCTATCGAGGGCAGGGTAAATGACTACAGCGTCTCGAAAGGGACGCTTTATTAATGATTAGCTTATAAATAAAGAAAAAACTCATAGTTAATGGCGATTACGAGGATATCAAGGGCATTTAAAGATATTAGTTTATCTTTTGATCCACATCCTATAACAAATGATCTACAAATATTAAAGAATGAGAATGCGATTCGTAGATCTGTAAGAAATATTGTTGAAACTATTCCGACTGAAAGATTCTTTAATTCATTATTTGGATCTGATGTTCGAGATAGTTTATTTGACTTTGTTGATTTTGGTACTGCATCTATTATTGCAGATCAAATTGAAATTGCCGTTACAAATTTCGAACCTAGAATAGATGGTGTTTCAGTATCAGTAAATCCACAACCAGATAATAATTCTTTTGAGTGCACTGTTACATTTGAAATCATAGGTCAAGAGTTTCCTATTCAAGAATATTCATTCCTATTGGAAGCAACCAGATAATATGCCTTTTACTAAATTTACAGACCTAGATTTTGATCAAATAAAGACTTCTATTAAAGATTATCTTCGTGCTAATTCTGATTTCACGGATTTTGACTTTGAAGGGTCTAATTTTTCTGTTTTAATTGATACGTTAGCATATAATACGTATATTACTGCATTTAACTCAAATATGATTGTTAATGAGTCCTTTTTGGATTCTGCGACATTACGAGAAAATGTTGTATCATTAGCAAGAAACATTGGTTATGTACCACGTTCCAGAACGGCAGCAAAAGCACAAATCAGTTTTAGCGTAACAAGACCAGATGGGGATTCTTCGACCCAGGTAGTGCTTCGTAGAGGGGTTATATGCGTAGGTAATGCTAATAGTACTTCTTATATTTTTTCAATAACCGAAGACATCACAAGAGGTTTTGTTAATGGGGTAGCAACATTCGATAATATTGATATCTATGAAGGATCTTATCTATCACAACAATTTGAATATGATGGATCTTTAGATCAAAAATTCATTCTAGACAACTCATATATTGATACTTCTACCCTTAAAGTTTATATTAATCCAGATACGGATGAATTGGGAGTAGAATACTTTTTATCAAATGATATTGTTAATATTAATTCCAAATCTCAAATTTATCTTATACAAGAAGTACAAGATGAAAAATATCAATTACTCTTTGGTGATGGAATAATTGGTAAAAAATTAGGAACTGGTCCTAATCATGATGGTAAAATAATTACTGCCAATTATCTTATCACTAGTGGTAAAGAAGGTAATGGAGTCAGTAATCTCTCATTTTCTGGAAGTTTAGAGCTTTCAAGTGGAGGATTTTTTAATACCGGGAATATATCATTAATAGTTGATAGAACATCTCAAAATGGAGCTGATATTGAACCACTCGATTCTGTTAAATATTTTGCACCAAAAGTCTATTCAGCACAGAGTAGAGCAGTAACTGGACGTGATTATGAAACAATTGTTAAGAAAATTTACCCTGATACGGAATCAATTTCAGTTGTTGGTGGTGAAGAATTAGATCCACCAGAATATGGAACTGTATCAATCAGTATTAAGCCAAAAAATGGTTCATTTGTTTCTGATTTTAATAAATCAAGAATACTATCACAGTTAAAGCAATACTCTGTTTCAGGAATTAATCAAAAAATAACAGACCTTAAAATACTTTATGTTGAAATTGAGTCTGCAATTTATTACAATTATAATAAAGTATCTACAAGTGAAGCATTAAAAACTAAAGTAATTAACTCATTAAACACTTATTCGGATTCTATAGATCTTAATTCATTTGGTGGAAGATTTAAATATAGTAAAATTCAACAAGTAATTGACAATACTGATGATGCAATAACTTCTAATATTACTAGAGTAAGAATTAGAAGAGATTTAAAGGCATTAATCAATCAATTTGCACAATATGAATTATGTTATGGTAATAAATTTTATGTAAATAGTGGTGGATATAATATTAGATCTACTGGATTTAAAATTTCATCAGAATTGGATACTGTATACCTTACAGATATACCAAATGCTGATTTAAAAACTGGAATTATATCTATAGTAAAGCAAGTCAATAACACAACAACGCAAGTTATTGTAGAATCTGCTGGAACAGTTGATTATATAAAGGGTGATATTGTATTAGGTACCATAGAAATTGTTTCAACAGAGATGTCGAATAATATTATTGAAATACAGGCATATCCAGATTCAAATGATGTGATTGGATTAAAGGATTTGTATTTGAATTTTAGTATTGGAGAAAGCGGAATAAATATGGTAAGAGATGTTATTTCTTCTGGTGATGAAGTATCAGGAACTGTATTTGCCAGAGATTATTACACATCAAGCTACTCAAACGCGAATCTAATAAGAAAGTAAGAATATGATACAAACTGGATTTGAATCGAAGGTTAAGGTTCAGCAGATTATCAATAATCAACTTCCCGAATTTCTTTTGGACGAAAATCCAAAGGCCGTGGATTTTTTCAAGCAATATTATATTTCTCAAGAATATCAAAGTGGTCCAGTTGATATTGCAGATAATTTAGACCAATATTTAAAAGTTGATAACTTAATACCGGAAGTAGTCATTGATACTGCTACTACAGTAGGTATTATTACTACTGGTGATACCTCAATTACTGTTAGTAGTACGAAAGGATTTCCATCTCAGTATGGTTTATTAAAAATTGATGATGAAATCATCACATATACTAGTATTGCAACGGATAATATAACATTTTTGGGTTGTAAACGTGGATTTAGTGGTATTACATCCTATCATAGTAGTGCAAATCAAGAAGAACTTGTATTTTCAGAGTCATCAACAGCAGAACATAGTTCAGGATCATCTATACAAAATTTAAGTACTTTATTTTTAAAGGAATTTTATAGAAAATTAAAATCTACTTTTACACCTGGATTAGAAAATGTTACTCTTGTAAGTGATCTAGATATTGGTAATTTTATAAAAGAAGCAAATTCATTTTATAAAACAAAGGGAACTAATGAATCTTTCAGAATTCTGTTCAATGTACTCTATGGAATAGATCCAAGAATAATAAATTTAGAAGACTATTTACTTAAACCATCTGCAGCTGAATATCTTAGACGAGAAGTTGCAATTGCAGAGGTAATTTCTGGAGATCCTAGTAAATTAGTAGGACAAACCATCACAAAATCTACTGATCCTGATACTACGGCATCAGTATCCTTAATAGAGGCATTTACAAGAGATAATGTACAATATTTTAAGTTTGAATTGTTTATTGGTTATGATGAATCATCTACTATTACAGGAACTTTTAATATTACACCATGTACAAAAAATCTTGAACCAGTATCAATTGGAGCATCTGTAATTTCTGTTGATTCTACAGTTGGGTTCGCAAAAACCGGAATGGTTATATCCGGTATTAATAGTATTACCTATACAAGTAAAAGCCTTGATCAATTTGTAGGATGTGTATGGACTTCACCGACAGGTGAAATGAGTGATATTGCTAGTGGAACTAATATAAGATCTGATGAAATTTATTATGGATATGAAAATGGAGATATAACTAAAAAAGTAGAAATAAGATTAACTGGAGTATTATCTGATTTTATTCAAGTATCAGATACATTAAGAGTTAGTGAAGGAGATACAATTTTTGTTAAAAATATTGGCGATTTAATTGAAAATCCTAGTACAAAATATCCTATAAAAACATATAAAGAGATTTTTGCCAATTCTTGGATATACAATACCAGTTCATCTTATGATATAGAAAGTTTCGGGAAATCTTTAACTTTAACTTTAAAAAGTGATATTGATAAGTCGAGTTTAAAGCAAGGTGATAGAATAGAAATTATTGCTGGAATTGGGACAACTAATGCAGGTAAAGTAGTATATCCAACAAGTGGTAGTATTCCTCGTGTTGATTATTTTCAAGATAAATCAGTCAGTTTAACTGGATTTGATCCCTCATTCATCAATCCAAATCTGGATTATACTTTAAGAAGAAAAATTAACAAAGCAAATAGTTCAGTAGTTCCTATTGAATTTGGAAATGATACTATTATATCTGATATACAGAATGTATATACTACAACTGATAATGAATATGCCTATGTTGCATCTAATTCATTACCTTCTGGTTCCGGTGAAGTAGGGGTTACTACATTTTATACTCAACAAATAACAAAAAATATTAATACTGCTTCAATAAATGATTTAAGTAGTTTAACTGATGTTAATACATTAGGAAATTATACTACAATAACATTTAGTGATAATGTTCCTTTTAGGACAGGAGATAAAATATATTATGATTCAAGCAATCCTTTAACTGGATTAGTGTCTGGAACATATTATGTTGAAGTTTTAACTGATAAAAGAAAAATTAAGTTATATAATTCGGCAATTTTTATAGCAACTACTAGTTTTATAACATTTACAGCACCAGATATTGGGTTTGGTACTCATAATTTTACTTTATTCTCCCAAAAAGCTAAAGAAATTGGTGCTCAGAACATATTTAAGAAATTTCCATTACCAACAAACAATAAAAATGGAAGTAAAGAGTTAACACTTTCAGGACCTACTGGAATGTTAATCAATGGTGTAGAAATTAATAATTACAAATCTTTAGATAAAGTTTATTATGGACCTTTAGAATCTATAGATGTATTAAATGGTGGTAGTAATTATGATGTTATTAACTTACCATCATCAACAATTTCTACTGGTATAGGAACAACTGCATTAATGCGGTTAGTAATTGGTGGTGAAATCAAAAAAGTCGATATAGATGCGTTAGATTTTGATATTCATTCAGTTAATTCTGCTAAAGTAATTGGTGGTAATGGTCACGGAGCAATTCTTGAGGCACGGATTCAGAATAAAGCAAGAGAAGTACAATTTGATGGTAGAACAACAACAAATTCTGGTGGAATTGATGTAAGTACTAATCAACTTACATTTTTAACGGATCATAATTTTGTAAATGGGCAAGAAGTTATATATGATTCTAACAATAATACAGGAATTGGAGTTGGTATTGGAACTTCATCTTTAGTTAATAATGCTTCATATTACATAAAAGTTGATAATAATACAACAGTTCAGTTATATCCTTCTTATACAGACTATTCTATCGGAACTAATCTTGTAGGATTTACTACTTTCTATGCATCTGGAATGCATAAGTTTAAAACTACCAATAAACGTAAAACTATATCAGAAATTGTTGTACTTGATGGTGGTAGTGGATATACCAATAGAAAATTAATTGTTAAACCAGCAGGAATATCTACAGTTAAGAATACAGTTAATTTTATAAATCATGGATTTAATGATGGTGATATAATCAATTATACTTATGAAACTACACCTATTGAAGGACTTTCTGTTCAAGATGAGTATTATATTTTAAAATTAAATGATGATAAGTTCCAATTAGCAAATGTTGGAATTACTGAGCAAAATGTTGGATCTGTCTATTTTGATGGTTCTAGTGATCATTTGAATCTTGATGCATCTAGTGATTTTGCCTTTGGAACAGATGATTTCACTATTGAATGTTGGATGAAGACAGCAGTTCATTCAAATGATGGTGGTAAAAATCGTCGTATTTGGAATACAGATGGACCAACTGGTCATGCTGTAGGTAATTTGCAAGTAATGGTTACAAATTCACCTGCAGGAGTAATATGGATTTTTGATGATAATAGCAATCTTAATACTAGTGGTAAGGGAACTACTGTTGTTAGTGATGATCTTTGGCATCATATTGCTGTATCTCGTAAATCTGGAGTATTGAAGTTATTTGTTGATGGATTACAAGATTTATCAGTAACTTATACGACAAATATAACTGCTAATTCAGGTGCTCCAAGAGTTAGACTTGGTAGTTTTGATGGTACTAAGGGTGATTTTGATGGAAGTATTTCAAATCTCCGTGTAAATAAGGGAACTGCACTTTATACAGAAGAATTTGTACCATCTAGGCACCCACTTAAGATTCTATCAGGCACAGTACTTCTAGCTTGTAAGGACTCTAAATCAGCATCTGAATATGAGGTTTCACCTACAGCGATAACAAATACTGGTGCTGGTGTAAGTGCAGTCAATCCGTTCACTCTTGTTAGTGGTAAAGATTATTATTATAAGAATCAAAAACCTGTTAATTTTACTAATAATGGTTCTGGGTATCAAAATTTTGCTTATCCAGATATTGAAGTTGCTATAGAATATACTTCAGTTGGTTTTGGTACTGATACTCAATCTTATCAGACAATTATCGCAACACCTATAGTTAAAGGTAGTATTCTTGATACTTATGTCTATGAAGGTGGAACTGGATATGGATCAAGTATAATAAATGTTGAGAAAAAACCCATAATTTCGATAAAAACTGGTAGAGAAGCTCAATTAAAACCAATTCTTGTAAATGGTACTCTTAATTCAGTTAATATTCAGTTTGGTGGATTTGAATATTATTCAATTCCCGAATTAAATGTAATTGATGCTAGTGGATTGGGGTCTGGTGCTGATTTAAGACCAATTTTAGTGAATGGAAGAATAAGTGATGTTAAAGTTATAAATGCTGGTATTGGATATTCCAGTGCATCTACTTCAATTCAAGTAAAACCTAGTGGATCGGGTGTAATTTTCAATTCCAATATTAGGACATTATCAGTTAATAATAATAAAAAATTAGGAAATGAGTATTTTGTAGAGACAGTAAACAACAAATTACGATATACTATTGGTGGATATCTTGACACATTAAAAGAAACATTAAAAGATGATGGAGATAGTGTTTCTAATATAATTGGATGGGCATATGATGGAAATCCAATATATGGTCCATATGCATATTCTGATGTAGAAGATACTAATTCTGATCCATTTAGGATAAATTCTGGATATACAGAAAATTCTTTAAATGTTTTTGATAGACCAGATGGATTTGATTCTGGATTTTTTATAGAAGATTATCGGTATGATAATAGTGGAGATTTAGATGAACATAATGGAAGATATGCAAAGACTATAGATTTTCCAGATGGTATTTATGCTTATTATGCAACAATTGATTCTAGTGGAGATCCACAATTTCCATATTTTATCGGAGAATCGTATAGATCAAATACATTAGAAGAAAATAAAACACTTGATCAATCGGTTGATTTCGATAATATAGATTTACTTAGGAATACTTTCCCATATAAAGTATCTGATGAGTATGCAGATAATGATTTCTTAATCGAAACAAATCAAATTACCAGGCAGCAAGCAGTTATTGAATCAATATCTCAAGGATCTATTACAGATTTTGAGATCATTAATTCTGGTTCTGGTTATTCAATACATGATGATTTGGAATTTGATAATAGTAAAACAGGTGGTGGAGGTGGATTAACTGCCAGAGTGGGTTCACTTGGTGGAAAGGAAATTTATGATGTACAAACTTCTATAGAAACTACTCAAGATGCAATATTTACCTGGAATCAGGGAAATGAAGTAAAGGTTTCTATTTTACCAAAACATGATTTGATTGATAATGATAGAATTGTGATTTCGGGATTTAGCACTAATTTAACTAAATTGAACAATCCTTATACAATAGGAATTACTTCATATAGTTGCAATCTTTTATCTACATGTACTGCTAGTGGAGCAGCAACTACAGAAATATATGTCAGTTATTTCCCAACAGAGGTGGCTATTGGGAGTAGCATTGGGATTGGAACGGAGACCTTACATGTATTGAATGTATTTGAGAATCAAAATATAATTAAAGTAAAAAGAGGTTTACCAGGAAGTTCTCATACTGCAACATCACGTATAGATTTTATTCCCGATTCATTTACTATTAATACAAACATAGATTATTTTGAATCTCAACTTAATGAAAAGGTATATTTTAATGCTAGAAACTCTGTAGGAGTTGGTACTACATCTGGATCTGGAGTTCAAACTTCATTTACTTTTGGTGATTCTACAATTACAAGAGTTATTCCCACAAAAACACTTTATCTTGAAAATCATCCATTTGAAACTAATCAAGTACTTACTTTAACAGTACCATCTAGTGGTGAACTTCAAATTTCAGACACTGATACAGAAGCTCCATGGGATTTACCAGCGTCGGGAGTTACTACTACTGTTTATGTTACAAATAAAACAATTAATACTATTGGTATAAGAACCACTCTTGATACCGATGATGTATTCTTCCGTGATACACAAGCTCAATTAACTAATAATGATGAATTTTTATTAGAAAGTCAATTTCTTCAGAAAAAAGGAAACTTTGAGAAAATTACTTCAATTGTTTCAATTTCAACGGTTGGTCTCGCTACACCAGTATCGGGTAGCACCTTCCACGGTTTAAATGTAGGGGATAAAATTAATTTAGTCTCGCAACCAAATCTTACTGTTGGTACTGGAACATCTACAGCAGTACGTTTAACAAGAGGTTCGAATAATGAAAATATTTTAACTAATCCCATTTCAATTGATGCTTTTGATATTGATACAGCAAATAATCAAATCACACTTACTGATCATGCTTTAAATACTGGGGATAAAATTAGTTATGGTTGCTCATTACCCATTTCTGGATTATCTACAGGTGATTATTACATTTATAAAATTGATGATGATATTATCAGTCTTTGTGAGACGTATAAAAATTCCAAGACAAATCCACCATCCGTAGTGAGTTTTGCATCTACTGGAGGAGAAACTCAAACTATTTCTCCGATAAATCCAAGAATTGTATCGGTTAAGGATAATAATTTAAAATTTGATTTAACAGATTCATCATTATCTGGATATAATTTAAAAATTTATTATGATCAGGAATTTAATAATGAATTTATATCTGTTGGAACAACAAATCAGTTTATATTGACCAATGTAGGAACTCCTGGAATTAGTACTAATGCTTCATTGACACTTGATTATGATTCCAATTTACCAACACGGTTATATTATAATCTAGAAAAAAGTGGATATATTAGTACTGCAGATACTTTAGTAACAAATCATTCAGAAATATTATATGTTGATAGCACTTATAACTTAGATTACAGTATTGTTGGTGTTGGATCAACAACATTTGATCTTGTTTTAGATAAAATACCTGAAAGATTGTCATATTTACAAACTGAATGCAATTCTTTGAAGTATTCTACTACATCCAAAACTGCAGTTGGTTTTATTGATAAAATTAATATTACTTCTGGAGGAAGAGGATATAAAGATGTTCCGATTTTTGTTGGTTCTGCATCTACTGTTGCAACAGATGCTCTTATTGTTCCAAAAATAATCCCAACATCAACTTCTATAGGTAATATAAAAGAAGTAAGAATTGTTAATGAAGGATTTGAGTATTCATCAGATAAAACTTTGCAACCATGTGCGCAGATATCTCCATTCATTACTGTTAAAGATTCTAATACTATTGGAATTGTTACGATTGTAGATGGTGGAAGTGGATATACAAACGCTCCAACAATGGCTGTTGTTGATACTGATACTAGAGTAGAAATTACAAATGGATATTTAGAAGCAAAATTGACAGGAAATGCCATTACTTCTGTAGATATTCATGTACCTCCAAAAGGACTTAAAGAAAAAAAGGTAGAATTATACACTACAAATAATACAAATGGTGTTAGTATTCAGAAAATTTCTCAAACATCTGATACTGAGTTTATATGTAAAATAACAACTCCAGCAGTTGGATTTGCTACTGATATATTTGTTGATGGTGAAGAAGTGTGGATAGAAGGTATACAAAAAGTTGGTACAGCTGGTTCCGGATTTAATTCGGTAGATTATGGATTTAATTTCTTCACTGTTAAAAATTATAGAAATTCTGCTATTGATGGTACAATTACTCAAGATGAAGTTGTAATAAATGTTAGTGAAGTTACAACTAATACAGGTATTGCAAAAACAATTCAGGATTCATCAGGAACTATAATAAGAAAAGATCATTATCCATCTTTTGCAGTAGTTCAAGAACCATCCTATTTTATTGTTGGTGAAATCCTTATTAGTGATGGTATTGAAAGAGATTTGACCGTTCAAGGTTATGATAGAGGGTTTATTAAAGTATTTGGTGCTTATGATTTAACTATAGGTGAAATTATTACTGGTAAGAATAGTGGAAATATTGCAACAGTAGAGAAAATTGATAAAAACTCTGGAAGATTCAAGGTTAATTATTCAAATAGAAAAAATATTGGATGGGCAGATAATATTGGAAAATTGGATGATGATCAGCAAGTAATTCCTGATAATGATTATTATCAAAATTTATCATATAGTATCAAGAGTCCAATTACATGGGAAGATTTGCAATCTCCTGTTAATAGTATGGTTCATACTGTTGGATTGAAGAATTTTGCAGATACTGGAATATCTTCAACAGCAACAGTTGGTATTGGTAGTTCCAATGCTACAACAGTAGTACGTGATGTACTTGAAGAAATTAGAGTAGATACGATCTATAATTTTGATGATGTTTTAGATATTGATACTGTTGGATCGCAATCTAAGTTTTTAAAATTAAAAAACAAGAAATTAACCGATTATATACTTTCTAAGACTAATGTAGTTTTAAGAATAGATAATATAGAGACTCTTTTTTCAGATCAAGGCGGAGATCCATTTGAATATTTAAATTTCTACGAATTGGATAATGTAGTTTCTTATGACAATATATTGGTGAGAATTACTGATATATTTTTAGATAAGATTCAACTGGTAGATTTAGTTATATTGGGTAATGGCACGGATCATTTCCTATTACAGAAAGGAAATCTGGCTAATGTTGGTACAGGTTTTACTGATCATATTAATGATGATTATGGAACATATTCATTAGAAACGGATGAAGGTGCTAATTATTTAAGATTTACTCCTGCAGATCCATATAGTACAGATTATGATTTAAAATTTATTAATCATAGTTTTGGATATGCTTCAACTGGAATTGGAACGACTTCTGTTGGTTTTGTGGATTTAATTGCTTACAGTGGTATTGTAACGGCAGATACAGGTGGTGGCACAGGAATAACAAGTGCTATTGTAGGAGTTGCTACTGAAAAATATTCATCATTACATCTTACTACTCAAGTTCTTGATACTGTAACAAGTGAGATGAATTTTGTTGAATTGTATATTAGTCATAATGGTGATGATACTTATTTGAGTGAATATTATTTCGATTCTGATGGTCTTGTTCCTTATTCAGAAAATTCTATAGGTACATTTAGTGCAAATATTAATGCCGGAAATGTATATGTTAATTATACAAATGATTTAAGTAATGATATTCAACTTAAATCGAAAATAGTTGGATTTGGAGAAACTGCATCTAATGCTGGTATTGGAACATTTAGATATAAAGTAAGTGGTCAAATACCAGGAAATGAAAGATCGGCAATATATCAATCAGATTATCAGTCAACAGTTTCTGCTGCATCAACATCTGTATTAAGTTTGGAGAAACAATATTTTAATTGCTTTAAGTCTTTAGTTGAAGTTAGTGTTGGATCTACTCAAAGAGCTGTTCATCAACTTTTAGGAGTGCAGGATAATGATTATAATGGTTATATTGAACAAGAATCTTTCCTTTCTGCTGGTAGTGATTCAATAGATGATTATCTTTCTGGGATCGGAACATTTGGTATTGAATATTCTGGTAGTAATTTTATACTACAATTCTATCCAGATGCTGCAATAACATCCGAAGTTAGGATCACATCATTGAGTGAATGTTTCTATACTGAAAATGATACATTAAATATTCCACCAAATCTGGAATATGGAAATATTACAGAAGATCTTACTTTAAAACAATATAATGCAATTAATGGTACAAGAATTGATAGACTTGATTTTGATTTAGAATCTGATGGTATTCCAATTTTTGCAAAAACATTTAATCCTTCTGATTCTTCAGTAGTAAATCTTTCTACGGGAGTATTTTCAATTGACAGTCATTGGTTTAGAACTGGTGAGGCATTAGAATATACTCCCAACTCCAGTTTTGTTGGGGTTGGATCAACTGCAATGACGTATGGTATTGGTCATACTCTCCCTTCAGTTGTATATGCTATTAGAGAAGATGATGATAACTTTAAACTTGCAACAACTAGAAGTAATGCAATGGCAGGAACTAATGTTTCCTTTGGATCTTCTGGTGAAGGAAATATTCATGAATTGGCAATGTCTAAAAGTAATGAAAAAGTACTTATTACTATAGATGAATTAGTACAGTATCCATTAATTTATACTCCGTTAGTACATACATTATCTGGAAATAATGGTGGACAGATTGGTACAGCATCGACAATATTTGCTTTAAGTGGAATAGGAACTATTAATCCAGAAGATATTTTAAGAATTGATGATGAATATATGAAAGTTGTTAATGTTGGTTTTGGATCAACTGGTATTGGACCAATAACTGGTGTAGGAGCATCAACTTTAGTTCAAGTTGACAGAGCATTTGTAGGTTCATCTGCAACTGCGCATACTGATTCTACGGATGCTAGAATTTATAAAGGTTCTTACAATATTGTTAATAATAAACTTCATTTTACAGCTCCTCCGAGAGGAAATCCACAACTTCCATTGGTTGATATTAGTAATCTACCATCTGCAAAGTCTGGTTTCACAGGAAGAGTATTTTTAAGAAATGATTATAGTACTAACCAAATATATGATGATCTTTCGGATCAATTTACAGGAATAGGTAGAACTTTCGATCTTACTGTTGGTGGAGCAAATACTACTGGAATTGGAACTGATGGTGGTAATGGTATAGTATTCATCAATAGTATTTTCCAGACACCAACTACTGATAATAATCCAATTAATAATTATAGTCTTAATGATACAGGAACGGTAGGAGTAACAAGTATTACCTTTAGTGGTATGACTACTTCAAATGGTAGTGCTGCTGGCGGAGAAATCTTTATATCAGCAGCTGATATAAATCAAAATCAAATTCCTAGAGGTGGGGTTATTGTTTCTCTTGGGTCTTCTGGTGGAGATGGATATGCACCACTCATTGGAGCACAAGTAATACCTACAATCAATGCTACGGGTGGAATTAGTGGTATTGTTGGTGTTGGAACAACTGTATCTCCATTAACTAGATCACCTCTTTCGATTAGTACAGCATCTTATGATAATACTACTGGTATCTTAACTGTTACTACAACAAGAGATCATGGTTTTGCACTTGGGATTGTAAATTCTGTTGAGATGGTCGGACTTCACTTTACTTGTGGTAGTTCACATGTTGGAGTAACTACAACTATTTTCCCAGATGCTACCAATGATTTCCCATTCGATATTACTGGAATATCCTCTGCAAACACGTTTAGTGCTGATGTAGGCATAAGTACCATCGAACACATTTACGTGGGTCAGGGGACCGTATTCTCGTGGTATGGGGACTTATCATATGGTTCTGGGTATAATAATGAAGTTTCAGTATCCATAGGAATTACAGATAAAGCATATGATCATACATTTGTAAGTGCAGTAACAAATGCTATTACTGGATCCAGTGGTCCATGGACCCCCACTAATGCAGTATATGAATCACATACTGGTAAATTGACTTTAACTATACCTAGTCATGGAAGAAGTAGTGGTAATATTCAAATTGTTCAGGGATCTTTAGAATTTACTTGCTCTAGAGATAATCATAAAACTTCTCATTATTATCCAAGAGCAACTGATCCTGCTGCTGGAGCAGTGAATTTAGCACTTACTAAGATTGATGATGATACTATTTCTGTTGTTGTTGGTGCTGCAAGTAGTGGTAAAAATGCATCTATATCAGCACATCCAGTAGGAATTAACACACACATCTTTAGAGGTGCTACATCTAATGGAATTAGGAGATTAAGTGGTACTCCTGGTGATCTTACCGCAACTAATGCTGTTTATACTCCTACAACAGGAATAATGACAGTTACGACTGCTACTCATAGTCTATCTGCAGAAACTACTAAAAATGTAACTGATGCTGTTTATACTCCTGCAACAGGAATAATGACAGTTACTTCAGCATCACATGGATTTAGTGACGGTGACTATGTTAAGATTGTTGAAAACTCATTAACATTTACTTGTGATAAAGATTCAAATCTTACAAATCATAGTTATCCAAGATTAACAGATCCAATTAATAATAAGTGGATAACAATTGCAAATAAAACTACCAATACATTTGAACTTCAGGTTGGTACTGCAGTTACTGATGGAAACTTTACCCACACATGGGCTGGTGGTACTGCATCTAATGCTATTAAGAAAGCAAATAGTTGGGTTGGTATTGCTACAGGATCTCTATCATTTACATGTGCTCAAGATTCTCATCAGTCTGTGCACACATATCCTAGAATAACTGATTCAGCACATTGGGATAGTATTTCTGTAATGGGTGTAGAATCTGTACCCAATACTACAACATTTACTCTAAATGTTGGCAAATCTACTAATGGAAGTGGTGGAGCTTTAACTTTTAATATTGATACTGCTGGAACAGATTATAAGAATCCTGAAATATCCGTTTCTGCACCAAGTTATGAAAAGTTGGGAGTTAGGGGAATATCAAGATTATCAGGAGGTACGGATGTCGGAACTGGTCTTTTAATTGATGTTGCCGTTAGTGGAACTTCAACAGTAGGAGTTGGTTCAGAAGTGTTTAATATAAGTGAGTATAAGATTGCTAGAAATGGGTATTCTTTCCAACGTGGTGATATAATTGAACCTATTGGATTAGTAACACATAGAAATCTAATATCTCCAATATCAAAATTTGAATTGAGTGTTGATGAAGTTTATTCTGATACATTCGGTGCATGGCAATTTGGTGAATTTGATTATATTGATTCTATTAAAAATTATCAGGATGGTTCAAGAGTAAGATTCCCATTATATTATAATGATGAATTATTGAGTTTTGAAGCAGCAGAGGGGTCACAAGTAAATCTTTCTAATGCGTTATTGGTTGTTATAAATGGGATAATCCAAGATCCTGGAGTTGCATATAGATTTGAAGGTGGAACATCATTTACCTTTACTACTGCACCAAGGGCGGTAGATAATATTGCAGTATTCTTCTATAGGGGAACAAAAGAGGAAGATGATCAATTAATTACGGATATAAATCAAACCCTAAAAAGAGGAGATACTGTAAAGGTACATAAGAATAATGCTATTTCTGACACAATCACACAAGATAAGAGAACTGTCTTTGATCTGTCATATTCTGATAAATTTGAAACTAATTTATATGGTGGTCGAGGAATAGACATTCTTAATTATAAACCACTTTCTTGGACAAAGCAAAAAGTTGATCAATATATTAATGGAGAGTTGGTTGCTAAATCTAGAGATTCTATTGAATCATTAATATACCCCACATCAAAAGTTATTAGTGATGTTGCAACTAGTGATACTGATATATTTGTGGAAGATACTAGTATTTGGGATTATCCTAATGCATCAGCTACTGATTTTGGTGCTTTGATTGTTCCTTATAGCAATTCAGTATCTGCTGCTGTAACTGCTATTGTTGCTGCTGATGGTAGTATTGCATCACTTAATATTGTTAGTGGTGGTTCTGGTTATGTTGGAGCAACAACTGATATTTTGATTTCGGCACCATATGGTGTTGGTGTTGGAACAGTTGTTAGAAATAAATATGAAGTTGCTGGAGTCTCAACTTTTGCAGAAGCAACTGCTACTATTACTAATGGTTCAATTACTGGTACTACTCTTACAAATGTAGGTTTAGGGTATTCTCAAACGAATCCTCCTAATATTTTAATAGCATTACCAGATCCAATTTATGAAAATGTGACAAGTATTGATATTATTCAGGGATTCTCTGGAATTGTTACTGGAATAACTACAACAACAATTGGAGTTTCTACTTTAGGATTTAAGTTCTTTGTGAATAAATCTAGTTCCAATTGGGATGATTTAGTAATAGATTATCCAATTTATATTTTCAACACTACTTTGGGGTATGGTGGAACATCAATTGATAATACTGGAAGTGATGCTGCTGTAGTTGGTATTGGAACTACATTCTTGGATAACATTTATATTGTTTCTGGTATTTCAACAACTGGGGTTAATGCAGAAATTACTGTTCCAATGGCAAGTAATCCAGCTGGTATTGCCACTGTTTTGGGCAACACTCCTATAGGTCAATTCTCATGGGGAAGACTTGGTGGAATTACTAGAGATTCCACTTCACCAATTTCCATAGGAGTCACAGGACTGACAGTTGATTCTGGGTTAAGTACATTCGCAGGAACTCAAAGAAGAGGTATTGGTATACGAAATACTGGAGCACTTCCCAAAAGGGTAACTTAAGAATAATTTACTATTCTATAATCTTTATAAATATCTAAAAAACAAATAATATGGCTGCAGTAGTAACAGATCAATTTAGAATATCAAATGCAGGTAATTTTGTAGATTCTGTACTGGATACTGATAATTCTTATTATGTATTTTTAGGTCTTCCAAATCCTGCAAATCCCGCATCTGGTTTTGGTAGAACCACTACAGATAGTAAATGGGACGAAAATATTCCAGACCCAACTGATAATTTACAATACAGTTCTCATTATAGAGATACTGCAATGTTTGGGAAAAAAATTACGAGTGCTAATATTAGGAGACTTATTAGAAAAGTTTCTTGGACTACTAATACACGATATGATATGTATCGGCATGATTATAGTAGTTATAATCTAGCACCAAATTCCCAATTAAGTAGATTGTATGATAGTAATTACTATGTAATTAATAGTGATTATAGGGTTTATGTTTGTATACATAATGGTTCTTCTGGGTCCAATTTAAAAGGAAATTTATCTAAAGATGAACCAACCTTTACAGATTTAGAACCATCTGCAGCAGGAACAAGTGGAGATGGATTTGTTTGGAAATATCTATTTACCGTTCCTCCGAGTGATATTATAAAATTTGATTCAACAGACTATGTTGTAGTTCCAAATGATTGGGCAACTTCAACAGATACTCAAGTTCAAAATGTTAGAGAATCAGGTGATTCTGATATAAATTTAAATCAACTCAAAACAGTATACATTTCAAATGCTGGAACAGGGTATCAGGACGGTGTTGTTAGTATCCTTGGAGATGGTACAGGAGGAAAGGTATCGATAGTAACAGATAACACAGGAGCCATAACTGATGCTGTAATTACTGCTGGTGGTAGTGGATATACATATGCAATTGTTGATTTGGGGTCAGTTCAACCATCAGGAAGTATTGCTGATCCAGCTGAATTGATACCAATTATTCCTCCATCAAGAGGACATGGATATAATATTTACAGTGAATTGGGAACTGATAAGGTATTGGTTTATGCTAGATTTGATGATTCGACTAAAGATTTTCCAGTTGATACTAAATTTAGTCAAGTTGGTATTATAAGAAACCCAACTACATTTTCTTCAACTACTACTATTTTTACTGGAAGTGAATATTCTTCTGTTTATGCAATTAAACTCGATACAGTTGCTTCTGATCCAGTTGTTGGTGTTGCAATTACACAATCATTGACAGGAACCACATATGCACAGGGATATGTAGCATCATATGATAGTACAACTAAAGTATTAAAATATTTCCAAGATCGTTCTTCATATTTTGGAAATACTGTAGACCAAACTGACACTAATAAGGTTAGTGATAAATCTAAAGTATTATCATTTACATCTAGTGGTGGTTCTATTAATCCATATACAGGATCAATAGATACTGGATTTTCAGGAATAAAAACTACTATTAATTCTAAAGAAATTGATTTAGGAGTAACTTTCACAGATGGACTTGCAGATCCAGAGATAAATAAAAAGACGGGGGATATCATTTACATTGATAATAGACCTCTTGTACAAAGAGATTCTCGCCAAAAAGAAGACGTTAAAATTATTCTGGAATTTTAAAGAAAAATGGCACAAAAAACAAATTTAAATATTAATCCATATTATGATGATTTTTCTTCCGATAAGAATTTTTATAAAGTTTTATTTAAGCCAGGATATCCTGTTCAAGCAAGAGAATTAACTACGTTACAATCGATTTTACAGAATCAAGTAGAATCAGTTGGGGGTCATATATTTAAAGAAGGATCAGTTGTTAGTCCTGGTAATTTTACGTATGATGGGCAATTTTATGCTGTAAAATTGAATACTTCTCAGTCTGGAATTGATATTTCAGTATATATTGATAATTTTGTAGGTAAAACAATAACTGGATCAGAGTCCGGAACAACAGCAAGAATTCAAAAAGTTGTTTTGGCATCAGAAAGTTCTGATGTTGATTATTTAACAATATATGTAAAATATTTAAATTCTGATGACGATTTCGAATTTAATCAATTTCAAAATGGGGAATTGTTGAGTGCAGATGAGAATGTAACTTATGGCAATACGACAATTAGTGCTGGAACATCTTTTGCATCTTTAATTTCAGATAACGCAACATTTATTGGTTCTGCAGCATATATTGGAAATAGTATTTATTTTGTTAGAGGATGTTTTGTAAGTGTTACTCCACAGACTTTAATTTTAGATTATTATACAAATACTCCTTCATATAGAGTCGGGTTACAGGTTGATGAATTAATTATTGATGCAAAGGATGACCCATCTTTATACGATAATGCTAAGGGATTTACTAATTATGCTGCTCCTGGTGCTGATAGATTTAAAATCACTTTAACTTTATCTAAAAAATCTTTATCTGATACCAATGATACTAATTTTATTGAGCTTTTACGGATTAAAGATGGATTAATCAAGAAACTTAATGTAAAAACTCAATATAATCAAATCAGAGATTGGATAGCAGGAAGAACGTATGATGAATCTGGTGATTATTCAGTACGACAATTTGATGTATCAATACATAATTCACTAAATGATAGATTAGGTAATAATGGTATATTCTTTGAGACTGAAAAAACAGAAGACAAAAATACACCTTCTGATGATTTAATGTGTATTAAAATGTCTCCAGGACTAGCATATGTAAGGGGATATGAAGTTCCCAAGTCTGGTACAACTATTGTTGATGTTGAAAAGCCAAGAGATATTGAAGAAGTATCTAATATGCAAATTCCCTTTGAAATGGGAAATATATTGAGGATTAATAATGCATATGGGGTAGCAAAGCAAAGAGCAACCATAGATTTATATAATAGAAAAATTGGGGATAGTGGAGCTAAAATAGGTGATGCGCGAGTTTATTCATGCAGTTTGACTGATGCATCATATTCTGATAATGCTACTCAATGGAATTTAAGATTATATGATATTCAAACATATACAAAATTAACTTTAAATGCTTCGGTAAGCTCTACTGACATCCCAAATACTGCTTTTATACAAGGTAGTAATAGTGGTGCTAGTGGTTATGCTACTGCTGCTGGTGATAATTCAACTGTTGTTATGGTAAGACAGACTTCTGGAACTTTTTCCAAGGGAGAACCAATACTTGTTAATGGAATAGATTTTTCAAGAACTATTAAGGAATTTATTTCTTACGGAACTCAAAATATTAAATCAGTAACTCAAGATGCTAGTAGTGGATATCCAGCATTTACAGCAGATTCGGTGCTTGAGAAATTTAATATGCCTGGTCGAATTAATCAACTTACTGTTCCACCAACACTAAATGCTGGTAGTACATTTATTTGTACTTCTACTGGAAGTCAATTTGTTGGAATAAAAACAGATACAATTATTTCATATCAAAGACCTGGATTTAGTACAGAAACTTATAATAGAGTAACTGCTGTTGCAACAGATGGATTATCTATTACATTAGGACCAATAACATCTGGTGCTGGTGCAGGTGTTACTGGCGTTTATGATGGTGACATAATGGCTGGATTGACAACATCAACAATAGTAACTCCATTTGCTATGGGACCAGTAATAAGAGGTACAGGAACTTTATTCGCACCACTTCCAGATTCAAATATTTCCTCCATAGATCTCTACAATTCTACGTTTACGATTTCAGAACAATTAACTGCTGAAACTACATCTGGTTCTGGAGTTCTTACTTTTAATCTTTCTGATGTTACCACAGCAACAGGAATTCAAAGCGCAGTTTTCTCTACATTTGATCAAGATAGATATTCTGTTCATTACACAAATGGAGAACAAGGTGCTGTTACAGAAGATACGTTCGACCTTGCGGCTAATGAAGTCAATATCACAGGTTTAGAAAATGGAAAAACTGCTATTGTTACGAATATAACTCTTTCCAAGTATGGTGTTCAGAGTAAAATAAAAACTTATAATAGAAGTCAAATAATTAATATAACACAGTCCAAATACCAACAATCAGGAGCTGGTATTAATACTTCTATTGTTGATGGATTAAATTATAATGAATATTATGGTATAAGAGTTCAGGATGAAGAAATTTGTTTGAATTATCCAGATGTAGCAAAAGTACTGAAAGTTTATGAATCCTTGAATGCTGGTGCTCCTATATTAGATCAACTTCAATTTAGTGCATCTGCTAATGTTGATGCAGATGCTATAATTGGTGAAAATTTAATAGGTGCTACAAGTCAAGCTATTGCAAGAGTTGTTTCATCACCTTCAGCAAATAATTTAAAGGTTTCTTATTTAACAGATGATAGATTTTCTGTTGGAGAATCAGTAACATTTGATGAATCTAATATAATTACTGATATTGAAACAATTACTTTAGGAAATTATAAGGATATTACAAATTCATATAATTTAAATAAGGGACAAAAAGATGAATATTATGATTATTCCAGACTTGTTAGGAAAAAAGATGCAGTAGAACCATCTAGACAATTATTAGTATTGTTGGATTATTATTCAGTACCTGGTACTGATGATGGTGATGTATTTACTGTTTTAAGTTATGATAAAGAAAGATTTGCAGAGGATATTCCAAATATTGGACGATTTAATATAAGAGCATCAGATACACTTGATTTTAGACCTAGAGTATCTGTATTTAATCCAGCAGCTGCTACTGGATCTCCATTTGATTTTAGTTCTAGAAGTCTTGATGATACACCAAAATTACTTATGGCTCCAAATGAAGGATCTATTATAGGATATGATTATTATTTACCAAGAATTGATAAAGTATATTTGGGTAAAAATCAAAAGTTTATTATTGAAAAAGGCATTTCATCAAAATTCCCTAAGGCACCTAAGAGAAATGATGCTTTGATGGAATTAGCAACAATTAATCTTCCACCATATCTTTATAATCCACAAAATGCAACTATATCCTTAGTTGATAATAGAAGATATACAATGAGAGATATTGGTAATATTGATGATAGAGTTGAAAAATTAGAGTCTGTAACTTCATTATCATTACTTGAAATTAGTACTCAAACACTTCAGATTCAGGATGCTGATGGAAGAAATAGATTTAAGAGTGGATTTTTTGTTGACGATTTTAAAAATTATTCTTTGATTAATAGACAATTATCTTCGGTTGAAATTAATCCAATTGCAGAGGAAATGATACCTATTGTTAGTAGAAATTCTCTTAAATCATATCTTGCACCAGCATCATCTGTAACTGATTCAAATTATAATCCCGATGAGAATTTTGATTTATTAGATCCTAATGTTCAAAAAACTGGATCTTCTGTAACTTTAAAGTATGATCAGATTGATTGGATTGAACAACCATTTGCAACCACTACAGAGAATGTAAACCCCTTTAATGTTGTTGTTTATAGTGGAACTGTTCAATTACGCCCAACAGTAGATACATGGGTTAGAACTATTCAACTTCCAGATAAAACTATTAACGTTACAAATAATAGTACTAGAACTCTTACACAAAATCTTACAAGTTCATTGAATTTAAATTTAGGTTATATAGAACTTCAAGGTCAAACTACTCGCAATACTAGAAATATTATTGGAGGAGGAGATTCTACTCAGGTTATTACAACCAATACTACACATAATGTAAGAAATGTAGTTGATAGTGATGTTTCAACTGCTACTAATGTTGATACAATGCGATTTGATGATGTTAATACTAGAAATCAATTAGTATCAGCAGCAAATGAGACCTTTATGAGGTCTAGAAATACTGAATTTAATGTAAGTAATTTAAAACCATATACTAGATTTTATCAATTTATTGATGGGCAAAGTGGCATAGATTTTGTTCCCAAATTGATTGAGATAGCAAATAATACATCGTTAGATACTTATGGTACCCAGAATGGTACATTTATACCTGGAGAAGAAGTACGTGGATATGACCCTTCTGCGTCCTCTCATAGAAGACTTATATCCTTTAGGGTTGCCAATTCAAATCACAAATATGGTTCTTATAACAATCCATCATCAATCTATAATGTAAATCCATATGTTAGGGGTGAATCTATACCAGATAATTATAGTCAAGATTCCAAAATTTTAAATGTTGATACAGTTTCATTATCAAGTGAAGCACAAGGATTGTATTCTGGTTATATTATTAAAGGAATGAAATTAGTTGGACAAGAAAGTGGTGCAATTGCTTGGGTTAAAGATTTGAGATTAATTTCGGATAATTATGGAGATGTAACTGGCACATTCTTTATAAGAGATCCATTTGGATTTAATCCTATTCCTTCAGTAAGATTGCAGACAGGAACAAAAACTTTTAAGATAACTTCAAGTGCTACAAATGAAACTGGATTGCCAGGAAGTAATTCTGTTTCTTTTGCGATTGCTAATTATAGTTCTAAAGGAACTGTCAATCGTTGGGAAAATGAAGTAACAACAACTACAAATATTTTAACAACCTCAACCACAACCAATTTAACAACAAATGCATCAGCTTCTATTGATATTGGAGTAACTGATACTCATATAGAAACGACAAATTATTTTGATCCATTAGCACAAACATTTATAGTTGGGGGAAATGTTGAAGCACCATCAGATATTGATTTGAGTGAAGATGTTAATGGGGTATTTTTAACTTCCGTTGACCTGTTTTTTGCTAAAGTAGATGCTGCTAATGCACCATTAAGAGTTCAGGTAAGAACAGTTGAATTCGGAACTCCTACTATGACTACTTTAGGAAAAACCGTTACTTTGAGACCAACAACTGTTGATGCTAATGGTAATATTGTAGCATCAATACAGACATCAACAGATGGAAGTGTTGCAACTAATGTTAAATTCCCAGAACCAATTTGGTTGGCACCTAACAAAGAATATGCAATTGTAGTTATTTCAGCAAATAGTGATGCCTATGAGTTATGGACTGCAATAATGGGTGAAAAAACTGTAGGTACTAGAACGCTTCCAGATGTTGAGAGTGTTAGATATACTCAACAATTTGCACTTGGTAGTCTATTTAAGTCTCAAAATGGATCTATTTGGGAACCAACTCAATTAGAAGATCTTAAATTTAAGCTTTATAAGGCACAATTTAGTGCAACAACAGGAACTGCATTCTTCTACAATCCAACCTTAAGTAGAAGTAATGGTTATGTTCCTAGATTACCTAGTAATCCTATAAGAACATTACCAAAGACTGCTACTCTTGGCATTAGTACTATTGCTTCTACTGAAAGTGCAATCACTACATTAGGAATTGGTAGAAAGTTATCTGGTTCTGCTGGTCATAATGGATCTGCTGTTATTGTTGGACAAGGATCTTCTGTATTTGATTGTGGTGAGATTACAAATGGTGGAAGTAATTATGTGTCAGATACTAGTGTAGAAACTTATGCTATTACTGGTAATGGATCTGGATTAACATTGAATATTACTGCTACTAGTGGAGTAATTGGTGTAGCAACATTCGCAAATATTGATCATCAAGGTGGTCATGGATATAAAGCTGGAGATGTTGTTGGTATTGTAACATCTACTGTAGGTTCTGCTGGAGGACAGGGTAGAGAAGCAAGAATTACCATTTCAGCAACATCAGGTAATGTGGATACACTATATCTTTCCGGAATTCAAGGTGAAATAGGTGGTAGTAGTAGTGGTAAAGCATTTGCTGTTGGATTGGGATTAACCTATCATAATGATGCTGGAAGCCTAGTTTCATTAGCATCTACTACAATAAGAACTGCTACTGTGGATGGTGGAGTACGATCTGGAAATTATATGAAGGTAGATCATTTCAATCACAATATGTACTCTAGTACTAATAAAGTAGTACTGAGTGATATTGAATCATCTGTTGTACCAACGACTTTAGCTACATCATTAAATTCACAAGAAGTTACTTCAGTTAGTGTTGCAAGTACTGTTAATTTTGGGACTTTTGAAGGAGTGGATGTAAGTGCAACAAATCCAGGATATGTAAAAATTAATGATGAAATTATCAAATATGATGGTGTAAGTGGTGGAACTCTTTCGATTGATACTGATGGTAGAGGAATTGATGCGACGGTTGTACAGACGCATGATGTTACCAATTTAGTTTATAAGTATGAACTTAATGGAATTTCTTTGAGGAGAATAAACAGAATTGCGGCACATGATATTAAAGAAACAATTACATCTGATGGTTATTATATTGAAATAGACAGATCTGATACCGATTATGGACTTGATAGGAGTGTTGATGGATCTCCTACTGGAATGCCACAACTTTCATTTACAAATGAGTCTTCTTTGGGGGGTTCTAATGCTAGAGCATCGGAAAATATTTCTTATAGTTCATTAGTTCCTACATATGATATTATTACTCCAGGATCTAATACATCTGCCACGGCAACAATTAGAACTATTAGTGGAACTAGTATTGATGGTACAGAATCTTCATTCAATGATCTTGGATTTGAACCAATTGGTTTAAATGTATTGAATAATCTGAAGTCAACAAGAATTGTATGTTCTAATGTGAATGAAAATGAGTATTTGTCTAGTTTACCAAGAAATAAATCTTTTACTACAGGAATAACTCTAAGTTCTTCTGATGTTAATCTTTCACCAATAATAAATCTTAATACAGCATTCACAGAATTTGTAAGTAATCGTTTGGATAAACCGATTACAGATTATGCAACAGATAGTAGAGTTAATTCAATCTTTAATGATCCACATGCTGCGGTATATGTATCAAATACTATAAATTTAGCAAATCCAGCCTCACAACTTAAGGTATTATGTTCTGCTTATAGGGATTCTTCTGCAGACTTTAGAGTGCTTTATAATCTAATAAAAGCAGATTCTAGTGAAGTTGATCAGACATTTACATTATTCCCTGGATATAATAATTTAAAATATACTGATGAGAGTGGTTTTATTGTTACTGATGAATCTAAAAATAGTGGATTGCCTGATAATTTTGTTCAATCTAGTGTGCAGAATCAGTATTTGGAGTATGAATTTACTGCAGATAATCTTGATTTGTTTACTGGATATACAATTAAGATTGTAATGTCTGGTACTAATCAAGCACTTCCTCCACGCATTAAAGAATTGAGGACTATAGCAGTACGATGATTCAAGTTGAAGGGCATCGAAATTTATATCGTGATGAACGAAGTGGTGCCATAGTTAATACTGATGCTATGGCATATAATCAGTATGTGAATTCAATATATCATAGAGAATCTCAAAAGAAAGAAATTTCTAATATGAAAAATGATATTAATGAGATTAAATCACTTCTGAAGAATTTAATGATGAATTCTCATAATATAAATATCTAAAGATAATAATCTTCATTTCTGACTAATGGCAGTATTTGTATCCAACATCACACTTGAGCAGGGTTTTGATTTTGATACCTCTTTTCAATTAGAGGATACCAGAACCAATGCTCCGTTAAACTTAGTTGGTGCTGCAGCAACAGCAATGATACGGAAAACTTATACAAGTTCTACTGCGGTTTCTTTCGGAGCTACAGTTGCAGATGCTGACAATGGACTTATTTCAATATCCATGACAGCAGCAAAAACTGTAGCATTAAAACCTGGAAGATATGTATATGATGTGAAAATAATAAATGCTGGAAAAGAATATAAAGCCGTTGAAGGAACAGCATTAGTAAGAGCCGGAGTAACTAGGTAATGCCAACGATTAACGATAGGATTGGATCTCAAAATGTAATTCGTGTATTATCCAATGCTTCCGCACCACCAACAAGATTAGTCAATCTTCAGGATGTAGATTCTACAAGAAGTACTGAAGATGGAATGCTTTT